TCTTCTGCTTTTTCAGAATCGTCTGCTTTTTCTTCTACAGCGTCTTCTTCTTTTTTAGAAGCATCAGTTTTTTCTTCTACAGCATCTTCTTCTTTTTTAGAAGTATCTGTTTTTTCTTCTACTGATTTTTCATCTTTTTTATCTTCTTTGGCATCTGCTTCAGTTGTTTTTTCTTCAACTTTAGCATCTTCTAAATCACCTTCAAGAAGATTTTCGTAAATCTCTCTAGATTTCTCTACAACAATGTCGTGGAATAATTCTTCAGCGCCTGATCTGTCATCAGCCACTAATTTTTCCAACATTGCTTCGAACTTATTTTTTTGTTCTGACATCTGTTTTCCTCCGTAAGTTAAGATTATAGTACTGTCAAATATTATTTAGTTTTAATTAGTCAAAACGGTAGGTAATGGGCAGAAAACGGCCCTTTTAAACTAGGTTGTGTGCATTCTTAAACTCAGAAATAGTAATCTCACTGTAATTCGCGTATTTTTGTAAATCTTGCGCCTTGAACGTCGATTTACCATCTCTGACTACTCGTATATATCTCTTTAGAGGATTTTTTTGTAGTAGTATACAAGTCTGACGCATCCAATTTCCGTGGTACGTAGCAACATCTGTGCTTTTTTTGTAGTTTTGAGTGTTGGCATATAGGTTGTTTAACTTGCCTTCACGTGTGCCAACAAAGTCCCAACCCAGCAAATACAACTTTGTGTGGGCGTGTTTGGTGGCTAGATGCAGTGCTGTGGGTCCTGAACTCCAACCCAGAGGTGGTGAAAAGTAATTCAGTTTCTTAAACTTCTTGAATGCCCTGTTTTCATTTGTCCACACTGGTCTTTTGTATTGATAGTTGGCTCCACATATTTCAAATATCATTTTGGCGTCCACTGCCACTAGGTAATCAGGGTCAAAGTCCCTAAACACGGCATTGCAGGCATATATCTTACCGTAATCTCGTAATGATTCTAAGGCAATTCCTTGCCTACTTGTGCCGTTGCCTAGCACAAATGCTGTTGACATGGTTAAATCTCTGCTTGTTGATCCGCAGAATACATTGATCTGATGAATTCTAGTTCTTTCTCTTGCTCTTCTTGATGAAATTCGCCTGCCATTCTGGCTCTGTTGATCTGCTTCAGTGTTAATCTTGTTTTGCGTGTGTCGTCTTTAGACACAATTGACTGGTCATCCTTTGGAGAATAACCTTTGTTGTCTCCTGATTCCAATGTGTTTTTGTCGAAATAAAATATCTCTCTTAATATCATGATAATATTTATGTAGTAGGCGGAGTTTGTCCACCAGTGCCGCCTGTTTGATCAGGTGTTGGTGTTGCTGTGCCTGTTCCACCTAATGGTGATTGACCACCTGCTGGTTCATCTCCTGTTTCTGCTTCTTGATCAGCATTATCTAAGTCTGCTTGTATGCCTCCTCCACTGATTCCAGCACTTCTTAATTCGCCTGTGCTTTCGGTTGGTCTTGCACCAAGAGTGTCATCGTTTTCTTCTCTCCACAGTCTTTCGTTTTCTGCCATTTCTTCTTCAGTTAAACCTAAAAACCTCATCAATGCATAACGTTTACTCACGTGTGGCACTGCTGACAACTGTGTAAATGTTGATATTCTTTGATTGTCAAGTTCTGCCTGTCTGTAAGATGCAAAATTCATTGGTGGTTGCATTTTTAAGTCAAACATTGATGTATCAATATTGATACCTTTTTCTAACAAGTATCTTTTGAACTCTACGTTAAACTCTTCAACAATTAAATTTTGTAATCTTTCACAATATTTGTTGAATCTTAATTCTTGTATGTACGCTGTTCCTACTCTACCATCATTGTACTGGCTGTTTGAGTCATCTGCACCCGTCGGCAAGTAAGAACTTGGTATTCTTAAACCTCTAAACAGTTTGTTTGTAAAGAATTTAAGGTCATCTATCTCACCTAAGTTTGTACCACCAGGTAATGTTTCAACTTTAGAACCTCTACCTTCTGCTGTTTGTGGGAAGAAGTAATCTTCGTTTGTAGATAATGGATTGTATGCTGAATCAATTACACTTGTTCCACCACCTGTTGCACTTGGAATACGTCTTTGGTGGATTTCTGTTTTTACACGTTCAACAAACTGCATTGCAAGGTGACTTGGCATATTACCAACGTCAATATAGAACACACGTCTTTCAGGTGCTCTCTGTGTTCTGTATATTATGATTGCATCTTCCAATAATTCTTTCTGTTTAAACACTTTAAACACTGCTTCAAGTAAAGAATTACCAAATGGGAAATTGTTATCTAATCCTTCTGACAAACTTAAATGTACCACGTGTTCAGAATCAATTGCAATTTCTTTCATACCTGTTGAAAATCTTGATCCAGATGATGTTGCGTAGTCATGACCACTTGCGCCTACATAACCTCTTGCACCACCTGTCAAATATCCTGAACCACCACCTGTAACATTGCCTGTTGTTTGATATGGCGTGGTTGCAACCATGTTTTTAAAATTAAAATTTATATCTTTTATGATGTATTGTTCAGGAGTTTTTCCTGTGCTTTCATTTACAATAATTTTTGTTACTTTTGCAGGGTCTACATGGAACCATTTTTTTGTTTCTGGATCTCTAACAAAGAATGCATCACCATATTTGAACACATTACGTAAAATTTTAAACATTCTTTTGTTGAAGTCATTCATTTTACACCATTGTTGTAGATATTGTTTTAAAATTTGTACTTCTGAATTTGTTGCTCTTTGTTTAAAGTGCATTTTGAATACTGTGTTGTTGTTTGGATTCTGCTGACTAGTAAATTCTGCAAGGATATCCAACGCGGCGTTCACTTCTGAATCTAAATCCATTGTGTTGTATTGACCATATCTTTCAATCCTATTAGGTGATCCTGTGTACACATCAGGCAGATATGATGAATAGTTTGTTCTTGCCGGACCGGCTGTGCCCGATGACGTTGATCCCATAGGACTTGCACCACCTGTTGTGTCAGTGCCAACTGGCACCTGTGTAAAATATCTTTTCCAACTCATTATTTTTCCTAAGTATTATAAACATTCGAGTTTGATGTTTTTCTCGAAATGTTTTTGTTACTGTTTGCCACGTCTTCCATTACTAGTTTAATTTCTGCGAGTAGTGTACTTATTCCATCTAGTTTATCTTGATTGGTTCTTCCGGACGTTGTAATTGCTCCACTCATGCTTGTATTCACTTCTCTAAATGCTCCTGCTAATTCTTCTAACTTTGTAGTATATAACGATAATTTGTCTTTGTCAAGATCATCTAGTGCTTCTGACATACTTTTGGCATAAGTTTTCATTCCAGACACAGCAGTTGCCAAATCAACAGGGTTAGCAACACCAGAAACCAGAGCCGCAATCAAATCTTTTGTTGCTGAAGCAACATCAGACAAGTTTTTACCGTCTACATTGTTAAATGTTTGCAATCCTTTTCCAATTGCCGCAATACCTAAACCAGCACCTGCACCTGATAAACCTAATAGTGCACCAATTCCTAAACCAGCAAACGCACCGCCTTTTGCCACCGCCGGACCTGCCGCACCTAATGCCTTTGTTCCAGCCACTGCCGCTCCACCACCACCAAATGTCGGAAGCATTCTAGAGAACAAGCCGCTCAGCAGTTTAAACGAACCTGTCATCAATTTTGTAACTGTATAAAGAGCACCAAACCCTAATACTAACGTGCCGGCTCCTGCTCCTAATTGTTTAAGTGCCGAATCGGACTCTTGAATGCTACCAAACAAAGAGTTTAAACTTTTAGATACAAAACCTAATACTATTGCCAGTCCTTTTAAGAAAGGCATCAATATATACATTAAAGCATTAGTAACATCTTTCAATGCATCTTTGAAACCTATTATTTGATTAGAAATATCTTTTATTGCCTTCTGTTGTTGGGCTTCTACTTGATTTCTTTGTGCACCAAATTTTGTAAATCTAAATAATTCTACGTTTGCCGCAAGTGTTTGATTGCCTAAAACATCTAATAGTGCTCCTTGTCTTTGGAATCCTGAGCCTAAGTTTTGTGATCTTTGTGCCGTCTGTCTAATAATTGCTTCAAAGCCTTCCACAGAACCATTTCCTAAACTTACCTGTTTAGCAAAAGTAGAAATGTTGGGATTCAACCTAACTAAACTTTTTGCAAAATCTGAAATAGGCACACCGCCTGTTCCAATTAATTCTTTAAATGCATCTTGTGTTTG